TTACTGTCGTATGATGGTATGATTACCATATTGTTATATAAACCACCTTCACAATATCCAATACCGTATTTAAGTATGTCCTGTGGAGTTAAACCACGAGATTTTAAATAATGGTATGCGTGTTTTGCTACGCGGGATTTATTGTCGATGAATGATTTATATTCTTTAGGTAACTCAAGGAATATGGATGGGGTGGTTGATGAATGCTCAGAATACGTTGATTTAACGTGTTTCTTTAGTTCAATCATATGCTCCGGTGAAACGCCTACTTGCTTAAATAAACTGCGCACCGTTTGACCTTTAACACCACATGCCCAACATGCCCATCTGTGTTTACCGTCTGCGTTTTCGAGTAATTGTATTTCTAGTTTCGGTTTAGGATGGTTACATAACGGGCAATGATATGCAATGTTGCCTCGCGATGTACGTTTACCTTGACCTAGTACCGAATTTACTAAATTAACTAATAACTCATTTACCATAATGTTAAATATACGAAATGGATATGGCTAGGCAAAGTCTTTTGAGTAGAACTTGGCAAGGATATTGGTGTTTAGCCAGTCGCTGGATTCTAGTACCTCGTATATGAATTGGTATTTGGTTTCGTAGTACGTGAGTAGTTTTTTGTTTGGTACGAGGTGAATTATTTCGCGTGTGAATTCGTCGTGTTGCTTGTTTTTGATTGAGAGTTTGATGGAGTCTGCGGAGCCATAATATGTTTTCCAATCCGATTCCTTGGTTACTAGTTTAGTGGTTTTAGCACGGCCACGGGTTACGGGTTGCTCGGCTAGTTCCTTTTTGCCTAGTTTTTGGTTGGTGGAGTGATATAGTGATTTTTTACCTAAATATCGCTTACCAGTTGGGATGTGTGTTGTGATATAAATGAATCCGAATGTACCTTCAGGTATGTCTTCGATTGTGTTGATGGGAGTGTTGTTGTATAACCACATATAAATGTTTAGTTATACATATTAAAACATATCCAGATTAATGATGATGTTTGTATCCGTTATGCTAGATACAGGTAAAGGTTGTGCTAATTTGGCTACCGCTATTAATTCTTTGTCGTTATTGTACAGTCCAACTGTAGTAATATATGGGTTGAAATATGAACCCGTAGCAAAATCAGATACTATACCGCTGTTTAAGCTACCCGAAATTAATGATGGATTTTGTGAAAATGTAAATTCATTTTGACGTATTGTACATTTGAATTGAGTTTCATATATAGTTGTGTGACTCTGGAATGTAATGGTAATTGGTGAGTTGATGAAGTCTAGGATGGTTGGTGGGTTGGATGTGCCGTAACTAGCTGTACCATATGAACCTAAACCATATCCACCCATGTCTGGTGATACATCTAAGGTGAAGATGATGATACCGTGTTCGTAGATGACATCTCCCATTTTAAATCCATTGTACAATAAATTACCATTACCGTCATCGGATACGGAACCGTTGATACCGGTTATGGTGAGTGTATTTGGTTCAATGTATTCACCAAATAAATTTGAAGGGATTGATATTATGCCAACTTCGTCGTTGTAGTTTTGCGGGAAATAACGATTAGCTGGTAGTGTTGAGCCTAAATAATTATAGTAGTTTGGTGTGTATTGTTCACCAGTTATGGTGCCGTCAGTGTTGAATGAAGCCGTAGCTACAGGGGAACCATTTACTCCGTTTAAGTAGTTAGAATAATATAGTTCTTGTACTGAGCGATATATCAAGTATTGGTCTTGTGGGTATAAATGCCCAGTTAAAATTGATGATGATGTATTTTTACCTATATAACGATCAATGCCAGAGTCGGGTAACACAACATCCCCACTAAATGTAAATGTTTTGTTTACATTAAATGGGGAGACAATTACGTCAGATGTGGTAAATGGTTTAAATATGCTCATTAATACGAAAGTTTAACTCGCAATAGTGATTCTTTGGTGAAATCTTTCAATAGTGGTTTGGATAATTTAGCTACGGCCAATAACTCATTTGAATCGTTGTACAATCCTACAGTAGTAACATATACTTGTGGGTGGTTAATGAAATTGCTATATATAACTTCACCGGTAGATCCTGAAATAAAACTGCTATTTGCTGAATAATTGAATTCACCATTTCTAGCACGCACGAACACATAGTCAGAGGTGATTGTTTCTTCAGAGTTAAGTTTAAATGGGCCTAATGCGCCAAATAATATTTTATTATTATTATCGTATGCGTTACTTGATTGACTAGGAACAATACCAATTGTTTTTAATGCTTCAGTATTGAACATAATAGTACCCAAATCAGGGAATACTAATCCGTATGAACCGGATGAAGGTGTATATCCACCATCTGTACTACCTGAGTATGCAGTACCGTTTGATCCGGATATTAATTGGAATACTCGAGTAGATCCTAAATATTGTGTAGTTAGTGTGTCTCTAGAGTTATCAGTTAATGTGATGTCTTGCCCAGCAGATCCAGTTAGGTGTAGTGTAAGTGAGCCAGGGAATAATGCTTCTTTATATCGTGCACGGTCAACTGATATAGCCCAAAATTTTGAACTAGTTACAGCATTGTTACCAACACCAAATACAAACCCAGAATTTTCATCTTCTAATACTAATGAACGGTATTGACCATATATTGCTGAAGTTGGTGAGTTATGTGCTACAATGTTATTGTACAATAAACTACCACTACCAGCAGCATCACCATATGCAATACTGAATTGTGGTTCACCTATGATATTAGGATCATGATACACAGTCATGTAGTATGAGTTTGGGGTGGTTGTATTTCCCGAAACTTGGGATGATGAGTAAAATGGGTATAGTGTAGGGTAACCGGTTGACCATACGGGACCAGTAATTGAATCGCTACTTACTAAGAAGTCTTCAGGGTCAAGTCTTTTAAATGCCATGTTTTATACTGTTTTTTTAATTGTAATTGGAATTGTTACACGAGCACCACTGTCTAAACCAACAACGGTTAATGTACCTGTTAATTGTGTATTTGTACCGAATAATGTATTTACAGTAGTTGCACGTAAGTTGATTTGTGTACCTATTACTGTTTTAGATACATTTGTACCTAATGTTACGGTTGCTGATGCGTTTTGTGTATTTGCTGCATCTGTATTAATACCAACACCATTATATGTGTTCATTAAACGTACATCTGAAATTGTAGCTGAATATCCACTAGTTTCATATGTTTGGTTGTTTCCTAAATAATTTAATGTTTGTGGAGTGATTGATAATGATGCACCTTGCTGTAATGATATAGCTGAATATCCCATATCAAGTACAGGCATTTTAGCTGTGCCACGAGGTAGTGTTGCTAGTTTGTATTTCATGATTTGTGTTTCAATTGGGAATGCCTCAAGTAATGGCATGCTTTCAATGGATTCACCATAAAATGCAGAACCAGATGGGTGGGTTGGGTTATACAAAGTATAATCGATTTCGTCATCTGCTAATGCGAATTGGGTAATACGGAATGAACCGTCGTTTTTTGCTAGTGCTTCTCTACCTTTACGGGTAAGGATTGCATCTATGGTAAGGGTAGTCGGGTCTAAATATCCCATATGATATGTGTTTTAGTTTATAATTATATATTATACGAATAAATATTACTATAGCAAACCTTTTTGCGTAAGATCCACGATAAATGCGTCAATATCTTTGTCTAGTTCGGGAACTACGAATTCAGGTTTGATAATGTATGGAGCTGATGTGTTGTTTGGTCGGAAACCTTCAATTATCATTTGACTAGCATCATCTACATAGCGAATGAGTGAATAATGATTAACGTTAAGTGTGGATGGTATAGGTCCATTTAGATGCACCATAACGGAACCCGTACCCGCTACTGATTGGGTGGTTACATAGTCAACCATAAATGTATTTCTTTCATCACCTTCAAATCTAAATACATCACCACGTTTTACCCCCCATTCTGTTAATACCGGATCATATCCTGAATTGGCTATGTCCTTCATATACCACGTTGGTGTATTCAGGTTGGTTTTATATGTATCAACCAGGAATGATTGTGTGGTGTATATAGCTGGGAATCCGTAAGATGCGGATGTCCAAATATTGGATGGGATTTGGACTGCGGGTTGATCTTCAGGTAATGGGTATTGGGTTATGTTAATACTAAATTGGGTCATGTAACTATTGGGGTTAGTCCACCCTCCTATGTTATCTTCAGAAGACCTAGCGGCAGACCTAATGGATAAAGTAGCACCAACATTATTTATTATGAAATCTGAAGATATACTATAAGTATATGGTATTAATATAAAAGGTGGGTAATTAACGTCATCAGGCCATGTTACTATATATTCAGTTGCTCCAAATTGGGCCCCATCTTTAAAAAGTGTTACTTTAAATCCAGTTTCAGCATTAGAATCGCTGGTGACAAAATCTCCAAATCTAACATACCCCGATATATTTAATGAAATACTATCATTTGCCATTTGTTGAGTAATGGTTAATGAATTATATGATGCGGGGGCATCATGATATGTAGTCCCGGAATCTGGGATATTAACATATTCAAATAAATCTGTGGTAGGTCCTGATGTCTCTGGAGTGGTGATATTAAATGTATAATCACCAACAGCCTGAGCTACTAAATTTTGTATTTCAATATTTTCTACCCATTGTGGTGGTTTAGAACCAGATTGATTATATAGTATAGGTTCAATTCTAGATGCACCTCGAATTATTTTTCGGTATGATTTATTATTATTCGAACCAATACTAGTAACATCGTTAATACCTTCATTACGTGAACTAATAAACACATTTTCATCGGTGATGAATGTACCTTGGTTGTTTTGCAGTGAGTTAGGTGTTGAGTTAGGTACACTAACTGTACCATCTGCATTAATTAGATATTTGATGTGGATTTTAGATGCATCCTCATGTTCCGGGGATAAACTTGAAATTGAATCACAATATGCAACGGAATTTTTTAATAATTTTATGGTTGGTACTTTACCAATTGTACCAACATCCCCAGGTGTCCATTCGTTTATTTTTTGGGATGTAGATTTAGAACCATCATATCGCGGTATTGTATATGCTTGGGATGGAAAATATGATGGTACGGCTAAATCCGTTTCACTAGCTGATTTGCTAGATGAATTGGATATGATCAAATCAAAATTTGATGTAGTTATTGAATTAGTATCAATGTATTTTGGGTTGAATAAATTATCCGACGCATTGTTTAATAACGGATCTCCATCGGTAGCAGGGTCGGATAAACTTTGTGTGGTTACAATCATCGCTAAACCGTTCAATTCACCGTTGTACAATTCATCTTGTGTGGAATGTGTCTTGATTACGGAACCAGATAACGTTGTTATTACTTCGTCAAATGACTGTGAAGGTAATGTTGCTTGGTTAAGCATTCCGCCTGTACCACCATCAGCTCCAACCAATGGTCCGTCTTCGTAGTTGTTCCATTGTGGTTTCACGCTACCAGATATTTCTAGTAGTGTGTGAGTCATTTGTGGTTGTGCGTATCTATTTCGCTCAAGTAAATGTTGTTTTACAACAATACCGGATGCTAAACTAGTACGTGCAGGTACAAAGTCACGGATCATTTTGAATAACGAATTGTCGAAGAATTTGATTAGTCGAATGAAATCGGTTAAATTGTACTTGTTTAAATATTTGGCGAAATATTCATTGCGTAACGTATCTAATGCTGGGTATGATTGGTTTGGTGTTAAACGTAAACTTGGGTCGCCAATATATTCACCAATATTGAAATTACCCAATTGCGATATGATGTCGTCGTTTAATTCGTTTTGTGGGGAAAATGCAACCTCCAAATAGTTTATGTTTGGTGTGTAGCTAGAACTAGCGTGTGTTTGTTGCATTAAAGCCATGAATGGTGACAACGTATCACCAGATGGAAGTACGTTGTTTTCCACGCGTATTTTATCCGATATCGCGTTTTTAATACCAGCTACGGGTTGGTTAAAGTAAAAATATTCGGTATTTGGTACGAAATGTGGTGTAGAGTCAAAGTAGAAATTACTATGGTTAGCAAACGAATGAGTTGTTTCCCAACCACCCGCTACTTTAGGGTGAATAGATGATGTCAACATATACAATTCACCACCTACAGGTGCTCTAAATGCAAGTGTATTTGGTGATTCGTTTGTAGTATTACCCTCAATTGAATACGGATTCATAGTGTAATTAGCGAATGCTTCATTACTCACCGCATTTGAATAGTAGCGAATTTCTTGGTATGAACCGGTGAATGGTGAGTATGTTGAGGCTAATGCACCTGTACCATCATATATACCAACATCATATACTATGATATCGTATCCACTAGGGTCAGTAGTTGAGAATGCAGCGGGAAAATATGATGTATTGGTTGATATCCAATTGTATCCAGTTGTGTCTATGGATGCAGATGCACTGAAACCTATAGTGTCTGTATTGTTACCACCACCAAGTAGTTTGTTTTGTGCGTGTAGCTCAAATTGAGTACCGGTTTTAGTTACCATTACTGACCACCATTCACTGTCAAAGAATGGTAAATATACGCTAGCTGTTGCTGTGTTGTTGTTTGTGTTTGGGTAAAATGTTAGCGTAGCGTATTGGTGGTATGGGTCAATAATTGAACCGCTGTAAGATGCAGATGTATATGCAGATCCAGTATATGTTAATGTAAGTGCTGCTCCACCATCACCATACCACACACTTTGTGAGTGCTGGATGTTTTCATGAGGTAAACCGTCTGTTTTGAAGCGGAACATTAATGTTGATGGTACATTGTCTGCTGCGTTCCAGTCAGTGTTTAAATCCCAAGATGACGATATAAAGTTACTACCACTGGTTGAGAATGCGTAGTTGAATTCATTTTGCCATGAATCCCAGTCGTTTGTGTTTACTCGGTCTTTGCCACCGTATTCGTTTATTCTTAATACGGTATCAGGTATACCGTACGACGTTATAAGTGCGCGCAACCCAGGTAGTGTTCCTTTGGATTTAAGCAGGTATGGTAAGTTATGGTAAATGCGTTTATATAACGATTTATTCACGTCGTCTAACGCAACATTATCGTTGGAAGCAGATATAAGTGTGTCAATATATTCAAATCCAGATGGTGTTGGTAATGATCCGGTGATGTTTGGGAATGGGAATATACTGCCGTTTGGGGTAAGACCTAAGAATGATGTAAATAAATCGTCGTTGGTGAAATTGTTTTGGTATAGTTTAATACCGAAATCTTTAATTGCATCCGCAACTAAATCTTTAGATACACCGTACTCTAAACGGTTATCCGCACTGTATTTTTTAGTTACTTCATTATAGTATACCCAAATGTTGTCGTAATGCTGACCCACCATGTTTACGAATAGTTCGTATTGTTGGTTTGCTGGGTCCTCTCTTAAGTATTCAGGTATGGAGTAGTATAGGTTGTTTGAATTATTATTGTCATATAATGATGCAGACAATATTTCACCACCATATACGTTACTGTATTCGTTAGTGCTACCAAACCAGTCCGAAACAGCAACACTATTTACTTTTGCTAATTCGTATGGTAACGTAGATGTGGTTTTAGGCCACGCGTGTGAACCGGAAGTGTAGTATAAGAAATAATCGTAACCATCGAAATTGGTGATGATGTTGTCTATTTTACTGGTGTATGTTGCTTTACTACTGCTTATTTCAGTTTGGGATGATGTAGTTGAGTCAAGTACAGCAATAGATGCTGAGTATTGTTCGATTAATGCTACTTTAGCGTAGAAGTTTTCTAAACGTGTTTGGGCAGAACTAAAATGGATAAAATTGCTAAAATCATTGTAGTCAATGTTAATGTCGATTTCTTTCTCCTCAAGTAAACTGTTTAATTGGTGTTGTGAGCTAGATATAGGTGTGGTGATCAGGTCAATGTAAGATAATTCTGCGGTGGAATTATTTACTTGGTCTTTTAAGTCTAAATTAAAATTAGGGCCTTTAACTGATACCGTGTCACTGAATATAATTGGTGTGTCTTCAAATGCTACTTTGTAAGCTACTGGTTCTTCAATTATTGTATTAACCCACAACGTAGTATTTAAATCATATGAATCTGGTAATGGTTCATATAGTTTAATTAGTATGGTTGGGTTGTTTGGGTCTTCATTGTCTAATACTATGTTATTAGCTATGGCGTATTGGTTGTCTCCGAAGTTTAACTGAAAGTCAAGGAAATATGAACTAGATTCGCGCTCGTTGATAAACATATTTGTTTTTTCAACAATATCCGCTTCAGTTAATGTTGTGCTGTCTAAACGTATTTCAGTACGGTCTGAGGATAATTCAGATATATATAGTGGTTCAATGTCTGAGCCAATTTGCTTATTCAAAAATGAATAATATGCTATGAATTCGCCTTGATTAAATCCAAGGTTGGATAAATCGGTTTCAGGGTTGAATGTAATTTGGGATAATGTATTAGTATCAGCTGATTGGCCGTTATTTAATACAGAATAATTTTTAAAATTATATTCAGTATAGAGTAGATTTTTATTATTGTCATACACAAAAAATTCAATAGTACTTACATCGGATAAAGATGTATTTACTTCAAAAGTAGGTAACAAATTAGTATCTGTTACTTGATATGACTGTAAATTAAAATCGGTAGTGTCTATTTGGGTTATTTCAGTAGCCATTAATAACTAATATTATTTCGTTTGTGTTTGTAACTCTGTTACTTGTTTTTGGGATTCAAGTAAATCCATACGTAACTGTGCTATTTCTGCTTGTAACGCTATTATTTCGTCTAAGTTTTGTTCGTAGTTAATATATTCACTACTTTTTTCAATTAGGTAAGTATGTGAATTATTACCTGTTTCTGGTATTTCGTAGAATAATTCATTATATATTTCAAAGAATTGCTCTATGGTTGGTTTGGCTGCAATTTGTTGTTGGATGGTTTTAACACCCAACTGTTTAAATGAAGTGTCAATTATTTTTGAATATTGACCTTTATTGTAAACTTGTTTAGCAAATGTAACATTCTCGCTCATTAGTTAATCACTTTAAAATAATAATTGTCGTCAAATAGTACAGTAGAACCGTTAATTTCTGATTTAATTATTATTTGGTAATAACGTTCAGGTTCAAGACCACTCATATACACATTAAAATAATTACCTTTGGCATCGGAACTAATTTGCGTATACGTTTCATCAAATGTACAAACATAATCGTTGGTATCCAAGTCTTTTATAGCGAAATATGAAGACGTTGGTAAATAATGAATATCTGTAAAATATGAACTAGTTTGGAATGTACGGGTTGGATATAACGGGCTCACATTTAAATAAAAGCGATTAATACTTTCTGGGTAAAATGTGGTTGGGTTTTCAGCTAATGATATTTTAACATCAGTGGTATTAACTATACTAGATGTTGCTGATCCGGTTAATATGGTTTTGTAGTCTCTCCATCTGAATTCTAGATGGGGTGGGTATATAGTGTTAGTGTCTACACTATAGTATTTTAATGATGGTTCAACGTTTGCATTGAATTCGAATGAACTGGATAGTTTGGTAATGAAACCATTATTTGGTATTAATTGGTTATACCATGATTTAACGATTGGTGTAACGTTAAGTTCAAGGTCTTTTTGTGAGCGTAAACCAAATGATTGAGTTATATGCAAACTAGATGTAGTAAACCAATTACCTCCACCCGTTCCGGTATTTGATCCCGTGTATGAATAACCACCAATACTTCCAGATATATTCCAAGGTGTATTATATGTAGCTACATTCCAAGACGCACCGTCTGTTTCTTCAGGTGAATCTCCGAAATACCCCGTACCGTTGTTCCATTCTTGAGCAATGGGTTGAATGTCAAGAGATATATCTGTTCCTATTCCTTTTGCAGTAGAAATAAAATTACGTAAATATATTGAGTGGGAAGCATTGCCTATAATGTTATTGATAACGTCTGCTATTTCAGCATCATCATATAACGATAAATAACGAGCTACTTGAGGAGTACCAGAGATATCCAAAGTATTGGATACCTCACATATAGCATCTATCCCAGTATTGGAGTTGGGATAGATAGTATATAATGTGGTATCTTGTAACGGGAATATTTTATATATGGCCATTTATATTATTTTATTATAAATATGGCAATATATAATTTTACTATAGAGGAGAAACGCGTCCTTTAATGTCTTGTTGGGGGTATCTTAATTCGAATATACTTGGATCAAGTGATGGATATATTACATTATTTTGTGTAGCACCAAGTATGTCGTATGCGTATGGAGAATATCCTAAAGAAGTACCAGCTTTGTTTTCAATAGTGACGGATTTTACCGTTTGTACACCTTTAACTTTATCCAAAAGTATATATAAGTCACGCACCATTATTGGTTGATTAATTTGCCATTTGTCACGGTTGAAATAATCCTGGATTGATGATATGCATGCTAATAGTACTTCGTTGTTGTTTGAGTTAGGTGTTACTATTATTTCAAAATTTACCCCAACATTAATTATAAACGCATCTCTAATTTCAATATTGTCACCAATCATTCTGTATTGGGATAGATATGTGCGTAAATTGTTTTTTAATACTGATGTTGGGTAATCTAATTGACCTTGTGCATTTTGGGTTAATACATACAAGTTAAGTGTTTCAATAGTAGATACTTGATTGTCAGTTAGTTTAGGTTGTTCAATGTATGCTTTAGATACAGATCCAAAATCAGATGGCATATTTAAAGCACGGATTAAATAATCTTCAGCGGTGACTGAACGTTGTTGAGATGCTACTGACATTAATACGTTTTGGCGGATTTCGTCAATTGTGTCTCCTCCTTTACCGCCACTAGCTGCTATTGGATTATTAGATGCTAATGATGTAAATATGTAATTTGACGTAGTTGGGTTAAGGTTGAATTGATTAAATTTAACATTAGCTGTGTTTACGTTAGTTAATGTATTAGCGGCTACATTAGATGCAACACCTCCACCGGTTAAATAACGTACAGTTAATGTAGTATTTGAAGGTGCAATACCATAAGTTCCAGTGTATAGGAAGTTTGTAGGTGAATATGCAGCGGTTAATTTGTCTTGTTTAATAGGTAAACCTATACCTACGTTATTAGCGTTTGGAGTAATTACTTCATCTATGCTGTTTGGGTTACCCACACCGAATTGTAATTGTAAATTGGTATTGGATGTAAATCTAGTGGCAAATCTACGCTGTACCTTTTTTAATCTCATTAAATATGGAACATCTTTACCGCTGTTAGGGTCATTGATGTTGGTGTTTTTGATAGGGTCAATTACCATTTCTTGACCTAAATGATCTACTTCATACCATACATTTCCATCTGAATCCACTACGTCTAGTATTTTGATTACATTCGCAGATGGGATGTTTACTGTGGTAAATGGTTGTGGATCAGTGAATGAAAATGTAGTTGTGTTGATTGTTGCAGATATAGCGTGACGGGATTTTTTTAATAGATAATATTGAGGTACACCCCCTGCTATTTGGTATACTGATACTTCAGTTGGGTCTTGTGAGCTGGATAGGGAGAAATCAATTTTATCTTGGATTATGAATGAAGCACCATTGGCTGATACTGTAGTGTTTTCCCCTACTGTTAATGCATAGTCATAATCCGGTACCACATTACCTCCACCTATTGCTTTGGATGGTACTTGTTGGTAAAAGTCAATGGTTGTTTGTGCAGCAGTTGTTGTTTTTGGTTTGTACCCGAACATGTATGCTAGTTCATATATGTTGTTGTTTTGTTGTGCGTATTGAGTAAAATTCTCTTGGATTTGATTATCTAAATAAAAACTCAATACATCCCCAACATATGCTGCTTGCTCCATAAACATCATTCCAGGGGATGATGGTGAGAAGTCATTGTATGTGTTTGGGAAGTAAGTTTTAGTATACTCTATTAACCGCTGTCTAAAATCAGAGAAATCTCGGTTGATGTATTTTATATCTTTATCCATTGAATGTTATTTGTAATGTATCAGTTATGTTAGTTTGTAGTAAAGAATATGTCATTGACACATGTATAGTATTAGTATCAGGTTTACCAGTTACAGTAAGTTCCTCTATTTTTACATTGGGGAAATACTTAGATGTTTTTTCGGATACATCGTCTTTTAAAAATTCTAAATTATTTTTATCCATCTGCTCAAATAGGAATGATCGTAAACCACCACCAAATGTTGGGTTTAACGGTCTCTCTCCAGGGTTGGTAAGGAAAAAATTAATTAAGTTGTTTTTAGTTGAGTCTCGTGTTTGGTAGTTGGATGAAAATACAGAAGGTGAGCTAAATGGGAGGTTTACTCCCACAGCTACACTCTCATCTAAGTCAATAGGTTGTATTTGAATAGGTTCAAATCCCATTATTTACCATTTAATAAATTCATAATTTGGTCCATACCTAATTCTCCACTACCCAAATTACCGTTTACTGGGTCACCTACAGTGGATGGATTGAATGGGTTAACATCGCGGCTAGTGAAACTCATTGCGGTTTCACCTAAAATGTTTGCATATTTTTCTCTTGCATCAAATGTAGGTGGGGTAAATGTAGGTTGAAAGTCGGTTTGTGGTGTGCGAGTTTCTTGGATGGTTGTTTTAGGAGATCTAAGTGCTTCTAAAAGTATATCCTTCATTTCGTCACGTATAGCATCACGTACGGCTTCTTTAATTAACTGTTTAAGTTCTGATGTTTTCATATGTTTATAAATATTAGGTTAATCTGCTTTTAAATTTTTGGTTTGAATATAGAATGTTAATTCGTCTATCAATATCTGATCAATTGAGCTGAAAGACCACTCTCCTTGCAAAAGATTAACACCACTTCTATTTTTGGCTATTGCCCGTTTACGTTTCAGTGGTTTTTCGGTAATTTCAGTTTCCACACTTAATGTAAATCCGTTTATGGTGGGTGGAACTATCACGGATTGTTGTTCAGCTTCTTTAGTTAAATCAAGTAGTGCTTGGTTTAATGTTTCTTGTGATTGTGGGGTATTTGGAGCACAGTGCTGGATAAGTAGGTCTAGTAGGCTCAAATATTGCATTAATTGGGTTAATACTTGACGTATAGATACTAATAATATTAATGAGCCTGCACTTATCGCACTTAATTTACTAATGGTTCCTTCAATTTTTTTAATTGAGTTCTGAACTTGGGTTATAACATTCATAGGAATACCCACACCGGCTATGGCTACAGGAACAGGAAGATTTTTTAAAACCTGCAATGCTATATTTAACCCACCCAATATACCAGTAGTTATACCTGCTGCTTTAGTGGTTACATCAATGGTGGTTGAGATATTGTTTATTTTTTTATATAGTTTGTTTTTAGTATTTAATAATTTATTCAACGTATCAGGGGTAGGACAGGTAGAATTATCTACATATCTTTGAATTTCTGATTGTGGTTTAGTGATTAATGTACTAATATCAGATAATCCAAATTCAGCAACCATTCCTATGGCTATAGGCATTAGTTGAGATTTGATATCTTTAACAGTATCACTTAGTCGTTTTTGTGTATAATAATTAGCGTCTTTTTTGGATTTAAGTAATGAATCTAATTGAGATGTACTCATTTGAGATGAATTAAGTAAATCTTTAGATATATCTTTTTTTAGTTGAGTTAATTGTTGTACTCCTAAATCAGTTTTTACTTCACCGTCTCCTTTAAATGGTTTTATTTCTATCGTATTGTAATTAGCATATGATATAGTAATATTATTTGGAAATGATGGGGTGTTTATATTAAACTTACCATTACTATCCGTAACTGAAGTCAACGGGGTATCACCGTCAAATGAAGTTAATTTTACTCCTTTTAATGGTTTATTAGTGGATGAATCTATGACTATTCCTGATATCATTTTAATTTGATGTATTTGGATTTAGTTTTGGATAGGTTGTCTATTATACCCTGAACTACGGATGATGCGGTACTTCCAATTATATTTCCAGCGGCGTCAGGAACTGGGGTTCCTCCGGGGAATATCTGGGATGTTTCTAGTAGGGTAGCTATTGCTTTAACTGAAAGACAAAGTTGGTTTAATAACATTACTGTGGTATCTCCTAGTAATGCCGATTCGGGGGGTTCTTTTATGTCTTCATCTTTAGAGCTAGGACCTAATACTATATTGGGACTATGAATGCGCACTGAGGGGGAATCAGCGTTGATACTCTCATTAGATGATAAACCCACCGACTTGGCTGCACTAATTAAGACACTATCAGATTTCGCGTTCAAAACCACCCGATCCGACCATAGTATAACTTGGGGTAAATTAAATGATGATGGGGTTATTGGTGGTGTTTGATATGAAGTGAAGTTTTCATTAGCTAAACTGAATTTTACTGCTTGGGTAGATGTTAAGTATAGTGATGCTAAATCGTTTTTAATATCCTCTGAGATGGGTATAAATCCAGGCTCATTCGATTTAGTTTGGCCATTTCTA